ACCGATGTCTGGTTTAATTGTTATCATTGTCATTGCTTTAACAACAATATGGTCAGTTGTTTTGGAATTAAGTGTCACCACTGATTCCGAAACACCTCTGACAATGATACATTCTTCACCATTTGTTTGGTATTCTCTTTCTGATACTAAAGATACTTCTGAAGTGTTAATTACTTCACCGTTGATTAATCTTTGAGATGGTATTGTTCTAATTATTGACATATTATATTACGTATATTTGACGAGGCATTGCTCTAAATTTCATTTGTTTGTTTAAGTTTTCGGCAATTAATGCTTCTCTCTCCATTACTTTTTCAGGTCTTAATCTTGTTAACCAACCTTCAGCACCTGTTAATTCTTCCATTAACTTAGCCTTTTCATCTTTTGCTTCTGTTAAAAGACTTGTGTAATCCATTGTTATTTCGGAATCTGGTGTTTTCAAATTACCACTATATTTTCCCCTAACTCTTGCTAAGGTTTCTTTAACATATGCGGTGAACCATCTTCTAACCCATTGTTTAGCGGGAACATTTAAGTCTGACCAAGTAAGTTCTTCTAATGGAACATCTGAAGGTAATTTAATAACATCTGGGTTATTCTTTAAACAATCTGCTCTACTATCAGGACCAACATCATAATACCAATACCATACAGCTTTACCTACGTAATCACTATATTGGTTCCAGTTAAATCTTCCACCAGGAGTATTGTATAAGAATACATTTCTTTTACCATCAGGTAAACCTGTAATTCTATATGTAAGTGAACCACCTAAGATACGATTCAAGATATTTGCTTCTTGCATTCTTATTAGATAATCAAAACCTGACATCATAAAATAAGAACCTTGATAACCTGTTTGAGCGAAACCTGCTTCGTTGGCACCTAAACCGACACCACCAAAACCACCAGCCATACCACCTAAACCAAATGCTGACCAAGCTTGATTACTAAACCATAAAAGTTCATTAACTTCTCTACCGGCAGGTATTTCATAGTTTTGAGTATTAGCACTTAATATAAAATAATCTTTCTTTAAAACCCAATGACCAACAGTTTGTAAACCAACAATTTTAGAATAAGAATAACTGAATTGTTGTTCAAAATCCATTGTTTTGGTAATCAAAGCATTTGCCACAGATTTCTCTGTCATATTTAAATTTACTAAGTTAACCCATTGACTATCGATTAACCATTGTAAGATATATTCTTCATAATCTTGAATAGATAGTTCCATTAAAGAATCCATCATTTCATCTTCAACTTCAACACTTCTAATTGGAGCACCTAACAAGTGCTTTACTCGTGTGTATATTTTACTTCTTTCTGGTTCTGGTATTACTGACATATCAAATAAATATCTTTTAATTTATTATTGTATATGGTATACTAACGAATCTGTAGGAAAAACAAAATTACCATCAACAATTTTTGGTTTTTTATTAAATATTAAAACATTTTTCCCTTTTTGAAAAATCATTAAATCAGTTTTGTATAGTTTTACACTTGCGGTTCCCATTAAAGTTATATTATCACCATCAAGAATCATTTCTCTATATGGTTTTATTTGACCTGTTAATGTTTCACCATCTTTAGTTATTTCAACATCAATACCTTCTTTAGCGTCTTTTTTACTACCCAATTCTCCAATCAAAGTTACTTTAGCTTCTTTACCAAAAAATCTTTTTAAGATTGCTCCTGTAATTTGTTCTCTTTTTGCTCCCGCATCATTTTTTTCGGTAAGTGTTCTCATTAAGTTTAAGAACGTTGAACTTTCAGTATCAAATATTCTATATTTGAAATGATTTAAATCGTTGATAAATCTCTCGGCTTCTTTTTTCTGAGCGTAACTATTTTTATCTTTGAAGTTAATAATTTCTTTTTTTGTTGTAGATTTTATAACTTTATTTAAATCTTGTAATAAAATACAAAACGCTGTATAATTTGTGTTTAATTTATTTATTACTGACCTACCAGTTCCTTCTAAATCATAAACACCGGGTAAATGGTCTCCTTCAGGTTTTTCAATAAATTTTTCAGTAAAAACATCTTTCATTAGTTTATTAATACCATTCATATAAATCCATTTAACATCAGGAACGGTATTAAATAAGTTTCTATAAAATTCGTTTTCTTTTGGAGAACACATTTCAGACTTACCTTCACTTAAAAGTTGTTTCATTTTTTGAGATTCCATTAATTTTGTTTTGGTTTTCATTTCGTACATTTTGGTTACGAAATCCCAATTTACAACACCCCAAAAATTTGTGATGTATTCATCTCTTTTATTTTGGTATTTCAGATAATATGCGTGTTCCCACAAGTCCAAACCTAAAAGTGGAAACCCACCATTTTCAATTACGTTCATTAACGGATTGTCTTGATTTGGAAGTGTCATAATTTTCAAGGTATTACTTGAAGTAAGGACTAACCACACCCAACCTGAACCGAATCTTTCTTTGGCAATTTTTTCAAATTCTTTTTTAAATTTTGTAAAAGTTCCGTATTGTTTTGTGATTTTTTTATATAACTCGCCAGTTAATCTTTGTGGTGTTGGTGTTAACATATTCCAAAACAATGCGTGGTTAAATGCTCCACCGGCATTATTTCTTATATCTTTATCGAAACGACTGATTGTTCTAATAATCTTTTCTAAGTCTAAGTCCCCTTGTTTTTTCTTAGATAGTGCGTTGTTTAATTTGTCTACGTAACCTTTATAATGTTTGTTGTAGTGAACATTCATTGTCTCTGGGTCAATGAAGTTTTTGAGGGCTGAGTAAGAATAGGGTAATTTCTCTATTCCAATTTTTTTCATTTCAGAAATTAAAACTTTTTTTCCTGTTTCAACTTTTTCGTTTACTATTTGTTTTTCAAGTTTCTGAATCTTTTCTTGTATTTTTTTCATATTTTTGGATTATCCATTACATATAAATAATCCGTTAGTTGTTAATATCGCAGTTGATTTATTTTTTGTAAGATTTCTTCGGCTGCGTCCGTTGTTGTTTGATTGTCACCCATAACCGTTGCGATGACTTGTTTTTTGTTATTTAAGATATCATAAATGACACCTTCGATTGTGTTTTCAAATATTGGATAATAAACCAATACATTATTTTTTTGACCATAACGGTATGCTCGGTCTTCCGCTTGGGCGTGGTCTGAGGGTAAAAATGATAGGTCATTCATAATAACGGCTTCTGCTGCGGTTAAAGTAATACCAACACCTGCCGCCTTAATATTTCCAACAAAAACTTTAACTTTTGGGTTATCTTGAAATTCATCAACACTTCTTTGTCTTTCAGGTTTTGACATTGACCCGTCAAGTTTAACTGCAGATTTTCCAAAGTGTTCAATAATTTTATTTAATGAATCCGTGAAATTACAAAAGATGATTACTTTTTTATCTTGTTCGATAATGTTTTCAGCAATTTCAATTGTTTGTGATATTTTTTCATCGGCAATAATCTGTCTAACTTTTGTAAGTTTTGAGAATTGAACCGTTAATGATTTTGATTCGTCAGGGTTTTTGTCATACCAATCATAATATTCACCCATAACTTCTTCATAGTTTTTTGATTTTAATCTCAAATAAACTGGTGTAATAATTTTATCGGGTAAATCCAAAACATTTTCTTTTAATCTTCTTAAAATTGTTGCTGCGGTTCGTTCCCTTAACTCGTCCAAGTTTGACGCTCCGGTGATGTTCCATACCTTTCTACCACCGACATTGAATTGATAACCCTGACAATACCTAATTGCGTAAGCCATCCAGTTTTTACTGACCGGACTATCCACCAAACTTAATAAGTTAAAATAATCCATTGGTCTTGATGTCATTGGAGTTCCCGTTAATAACCAAAGTCGGTCAACGGTTTTAACCAAATCATTAATTAACTTTGTTCTTTGAGCTTGTCCGTTTTTAATATAATGGGCTTCATCAACAATCACCAAATCAAAATTTGCTTTAAGAATTTCTGAATCATCTTTTTTCTTTGGGTCGTGGAAGTTTTTTATAATATCATAGTTGATAATAACATAGTCGGCATCCGTATTAAAATTCTTACCTTCGGCAATATAAATTGATTTGTCAGAATAATTTTCAATTTCTCGTTTCCAATTAATTTTTAATGTTGCGGGACAAATGATTAAAACTTTCTTTGAGTTTGCCTCCAATGCTGCAATAATTGTTGATGTGGTCTTACCCAAACCCATATCATCGGCCAAAATAAATTTCTTGTTTTCAACCAATTTTTGGATTGCTTCTTTTTGATGTTCAAGTGGTGGACGATTAGAATATTTGTCATAATTGATAACAACATCTTTAACCGTGTTGTCTTTTATGACCGCAGCTTTTGGTAACCAAAAATCGTGAAATTCTTCTGTTTCTCTTATTTTACCCCAAATATGAAATGCTTTTTCTTTTTCGGCCAATAACTTTTCCACCCAAACTTTTTCAGGTATTTCGGTCATTAATTTATCGTCAGCCAATTTTTGCGCGAAGTATGCGTCCAAGATAACCCACTTTCTTGCAACCTTTGGTTGTTTGTTGTGGAAGTTAATGATATACTCGGATTGACTCCGAGTTGGGTAAAATTTCTTATTCAACTTTGATTTTTTCTTTAACTCTAACAGATAGTTATTACCACCCTCATATGTTTCAAGAATCGTCATTGCTTTTGATTCTAAACTTATTTCCATTTATAAAATAAAAGTTTGGAATAAATATAAGTAAAAATAAAGTATTTATCAATTATATGCAGAAATTAGTTCCAATAACAAGGTTAGGTAAGTTCTTCGGTGGCGAAGACTATACGTTAGATGTCGGAATGGGTCAAGAATGGCTCGAAGGCGATATGAACTTTACCGTTGTATTATATCGTATTGACAGATATAAAACCAAAACAGATGATGTTTATGGTGAAGTATTGGAAGATGGTATTCAGTTTATGGTACCAATTGAACTTAAAGGATATGTTCAAGTATTGGCTCCAACAAACAAAATGCTTGGTAATTCTAAAGTTAAACAATTGGAACCTGGTAATATGAAATTTTCGTTATATCAAAAACAATTGGAGGATTTACAAGTTGAAATTCAATTTGGTGATTACCTTGGTTATTATGAAACTGAAGACAGAGTTAGATATTATTCTGTTAGTGATGACGGAAAAGTTGTTTCAGATAATAAACACACATATGGAGGTTATAAATCATTTTATCGTACCATTACAGCTACTTATGTATCTGATAATGAGTTTAGGGGTTTATAATAAAATTAATAAAATATTTGTAGTAAAAGAATAAAATGGCATTACCAAAACAAGTTGTAAAACCAACATTACCATTGGTTCCTAAGAAAACGTTATCTGCTAGAAGAGAACAACTTTTAGAATATATTAACGCAGATGGAACTTATCTACCAAAGTCAGTATTACATGCCGATTTGGATAGGGGTATGTTAGATTTTGTTAAAACAGATTTACAAGTTGTAACCGCTGGAAGTATTGTCCCTATGGTTGATATTTTAATAACAACTCAGAACTGGTCTCAATATACAGAAACTTGGACTTTTACGGATATGGATTATAATCCAACTCCACCATTTATAACCGTTGTTAGAAACCCCGAAGTAAAATATGGAACCAACCCCTCATTACAATATACGATACCAAATAGAAAACAATTCTATTATGCTTCCGTTCCAACTTGGAATGGTAACGAACAAGGTATGGACATTTATACAATCCCACAGCCAGTACCTGTTGATATTAACTATAGCGTAAAAATAGTTTGTAATAGAATGAGAGAACTAAACGAGTTGAATAAAGTTGTTATGCAAAAGTTTTCATCTCGTCAAGCATATACCTTTATAAAAGGTCAATATGTTCCAATCGTTCTTAATAATATTTCAGACGAATCTCAAATGACAATTGATTCGAGAAAATATTATATTCAAAATTATGACTTTACGATGTTAGGTTATTTAATTGATGAAGATGAGTTTGAGGTTAAACCCGCAATTCAAAGAGTTACACAACTAATGGAAGTTGAAACTTCAACAAGAAGTCGTAGAAGAAACTCTACAGAAAATCCTGATGAATTTAATTTTAATTTTTTATATGTTAGTGGAACAACATCACTGAACGATAGAATTGATTTTACTGCAAATATGACATTTGTTTCATCAAATAATATTGATACATATGATGTTTATATTAATGGTGATTATTATGGTGCCAATGTTCAAATTATTCAGATAACAACAAACGATACTTTGAGAATTGATGTGACCAAAACAAATAACACTCAAGAAGGAAATATTTTGTTCGAAAACAAATTAGTTTAATCTTCTCCGTAGATATCTTTCTTCTCTTTACACCTTTCTATAATTAAGTTTTCTAAAAATTTATAAATCTTAATTCCTCGTTTTTCACAATACCTTTTAAGTATATCGTGTGATTCTGGTGATATTTTAATGTTCTTTATTTCTTTCTTTGTTTTCATAGGGCGAAAAAAGGTAGAATTATTTCCTACCGTTTATAAATAGTTATTAAAAAGTAAAGTTTTTTCCTCTTTTTACGAATATTTATGTATAAAATAAATCTGCAATATAAAAATTTATAATGGCAACAGCACAAGCAAATCAAAAAGTATACGTATCACCTGGAGTATACACATCTGAAACGGACTTATCGTTCGTAGCACAGAGTGTCGGGGTTACTACGTTAGGTTTGGTAGGTGAGACTTTAAAAGGTCCAGCTTTCGAACCAGTATTCATTACTAATTATGACGAATTTCAAGCTTATTTTGGTGGAACAGAACCAGTTAAGTTTGTTAATACTCAAATCCCTAAATATGAAGCGGCATACATTGCTAAATCATACCTTCAACAATCTAATCAGTTATTCGTAACAAGAGTATTAGGTTTGTCGGGTTATGACGCGGGACCTTCTTGGTCTTTAACCGTAACTGCGAATGTTGACCCATTAACAATTGGATTAAATCCATCTACAGGAACTACTTGGAATGCTACTTTTACAGGAACATCTTCAGGAGGAACAGTAACTTTTATTTCTGGAGCATTACCTTCACAAGTATCTGCAAATTACAACACACAATATAGATTAGCTGATGGTTCGGTTTCAACATATTCAAACGACTTTAATAGTTACTTGGATACAATTATGGACACACCATCATTATCAGCAACAACTGCAATAGTATATGGTGCTATTCCTGAAACCGCTTACAATAGTTTAGTTTCAACATACACAGCTATCACAAATGCTTATGATTCTTATTCAGTTGATTTATCACAAAATGATTTAAGTGCTGGTTCTAACGATTCTTGGTATTACGCTAACTTCCAAAACTATAGTGCTGATAGTTATTCAGGTTATTCATTTAATTACGTTGTAAGTTCATTAACTTCAGGTTCTTCACAAAGTTTTACAGGAACTGTATCGGGTAATGTTTATAACTTCTCAGGTACGGCTTACCCTGAATACAATAATATGGTTGTTGCAACTTTACGTTCAAGAGGTATTTCATTATACACTAATAGTTCTACAAGTGAAAATCACGGACCTGTTTATCAAGTTACTGGTTTAACCGATGTATCATTACTTTGTACTGGTCAATATTCAGGTATAACAACTTCACCATATGCAACATTTGCAATTTCAGGTGTTACTAAAGAAGATGAAGTATTCACATTTGAAACTTCATTATTGGCGGCATCATCAAAATACCTTACAAAAGTTCTTGGTGTTGATAATTTTGGTAAATCAAGATTTGAAGTTCCATTGTTTGTTGAAGAAGTTTATCCGGCATCATTAGCTTATGGTTATAACCAAGGTTATGTTCGTGGATTAAATTGTACTTTAATTGATTTACCTGAAGCAAGAGATACAACATCAACTACTTCAATTGCTTGGAATTTAGAAAAATATCAATCACCAGAAACTCCTTTCTTAGTATCTGAGCTAAGAGGTAATAAAGTTTATAACTTATTTAAGTTTATTTCAATTTCAGATGGTGATTCCGCAAATACAGAAGTTAAAGTTTCGATTGCTAATTTATCATTTAATAATATGACATTTGATGTGTTGGTTAGAAGTTTCTTCGATACGGATGCAAATCCTGTTGTGATTGAAAAATTCACAAATTGTAATTTGGACCCAGCATCTAACAACTTTGTTGCTAAGAAAATTGGTTCATCTAATGGTGAATACGCTTTAATTTCAAAATTTATTATGATTGAAATGGCAGACGAAGCACCAATAGATGCAATTCCTTGTGGATTCTATGGTTATACTCAAAGAGAATACGAAAATTATTCAGCATATCCATCACCTTATATTCAATATAAAGTGAAATATAATTACCCTGGTGAAGTTATTTATAACCCACCATTTGGTACAACTACAGGTGGAGTTTCAAATGCAGTTGAATCGGGTGGAGATATTGTAAGAAGAACTTACTTAGGATTTTCAACCGCTCAATATGGAGTTGACGAATCATTCTTCTCTTATAAAGGTAAACAAAATCCAGTATTAGATTGGGCAAATGCAACAGATTCAATTAAATGGAATGTATTAAGTAAAGGTTTCCATATGGACTCAGGTGCTACGGTTGTTACAATCGGTAATACATCAGTTGATAGTGGAACTACTGCATTCGAATGTGGAGTTGCAGATTTTAGAGAAGACCCACAAACTCAAGAAAATCCATATTACTTTATTTACTCAAGAAAGTACACAGTATGTTTCGCAGGTGGATTTGATGGATGGGATATCTACAGAGAATTTAGAACAAATCAAGATAGATTCCAATTAGGTGACACAGGATATTTAGCAGGTGCTGCGGCATCTTCAAGATACCCAACGGCAACTGGTGATGGTGTATTCAAAAGAATTATTGTTCAAAACAATACTCAAGACTTTGCAAACACTGACTACTATGCTTACTTATTAGGTGTATTAACATTTGCAAACCCTGAAGCAACAAACATTAACGTTTTTGCAACAACAGGTATTGATTATGTTAACAACTCTAATCTTGTTGAAGAAGCAATTGATATGATTCAATATTCAAGAGCTGACTCGGTTTACATCGCAACAACTCCTGATTACAATATGTATACTCCGGATTCAACTAACTCTTTAGATATTATTTATTCACAAGAAGCAGTTGATAACTTGGATAATACAGGAATTGATTCAAACTACACAGCTACCTACTATCCTTGGATTTTAGTTAGAGATACTGTAAGTAATACTCAAATCTATTTACCACCAACAGGTGAAGTTTGTAGAAACTTAGCGTTGACTGATAACATTGCTTTCCCTTGGTTCGCATCTGCGGGTTACACAAGAGGTTTAGTAAACTCAGTTAAAGCAAGACAGAAACTAACTCAAGAAGATAGAGATACTTTATATCAAGGTAGAATTAATCCAATCGCAACTTTTGCAGATGTTGGAACAGTTATTTGGGGTAACAAAACTCTTCAAGTTTCTGACACAGCATTAAACAGATTAAATGTAAGAAGATTGTTATTACAAGCTCGTAAGTTAATCTCAGC